CTGGGTCATCGCCTCAGTGAGTGCATATCCTAGGTCGGTCGTAGCGTCGTACTCGAGGACGATGACCATGCGCTCACCCATGGCGCCTCCTGACGTGGTGCCCTCTCGGGGCTGGGTTGCTGACCGTGGGCTCATGGCCGTTGATGTGGTGTCAGTCCAGCAGCGACGAGAGGGAGCATGAGCGAGGCCCAGAGAGCGTGTGCTCGATCCGGGCCTTTTGGTTCGCGACAATGCGGTCGCGTGGTTTTCATATTACACGGATGTCATTCGCTTCGTCTAGAGCGTCCCTGCGGCGTGTTGCGGCGTGCCCGCTCGCAGTCGTAGAACGCCAACTCGGAGAGCATGACCTGCCCGAGGATGTGTGTGGTTGGTAGTTTGTACCGGCAGATCCAGACCCGGATCGTGGCTACGGGGAATCCTGCGATCTCAGCCGCCTCGGCCAAGGTGAGCAGTCCCATGTCGCGCAGTGACAGCGGGCTCAACCAGTTCTCGCTTCGTCAGCGTGAGCCTTGGCAAGGAACTGGTAATACTCGAAGTCCCAGGACGCCCCGCACGCCCAGCACTTCACTAGGTCCTTGCCGTCTTCACGTTGCAGGCTTCGGCGGTCGCAGACCAGGCATTCTCCGGGGAGGCGGTGGATGAGTTTGTCGGTGCCGGTGACCTGAACCAAGCGGCGGGACATTCGCAACGCGTCGAAGCCGATAGCCACAGCGTCAGGGCACGACAGCAGTGGGGTCGTGTGAGAGGTCAGGTAGTAGACAGCAGAACTGAGGGTGCGCCATGGGCGCGGGCCGCGGCCAAGGTCGCCGATGCGAGCTCGGAGGTTGTCTTCGGTGTTGACAGCCCAGCGGATGATCTCGTCGGCTTGGTCCCATGCTGGGGATGGTGATGGTGGGTGGATGGCTGCCACGCGTGGACCTAGTTGGACGTCCCTGCCGGTGTTGAGTGGGCCGGGAGTCAGGGGCGCGCATAGTGCGGGGAATCCTGCGATGACGTCGGTGATGTGCTCTTGGCATTCGCGGCACCAGACGGGGGCGGCTTCGATCATGGGCACGCCGTGGTTGATGAGTCCTATGTCGGGTCGGTGTTTCTTGGCTTCGCTGAATGCGACCCGCTCTGCGTTGACCCAGGCGTGGTTGCATTCGCCCGGACATGCGTCGACGTCGTCGGAGGGGTGGGCGTCGCCGCAGAGCGGGCACACGGGCATCGTGGTCATCGCACCGTCCTCCTGATTGAGCGATCGCACACCAAGCGGTTGTAGGTGTGCTGGAGGTAGCGCCGGACCCATGCACCGCGACGGCGTCTCATGGCCGTGTGTCGCAGGGGTTGGAGTCAGTACAGGTGTGCGGCCCGAGCATCACCACATCCAAGAACCATCCGTTAGGCAGAACGCGGCAGTCGCTGATGATTACTCCGCGTCCGAACACTGTGTCGTGGATGGTCTGGTCGTGGCGACAGGACTTGTCGCAGACGTGCGGGCTGCCGTCAAACTCAGTCACGGTCGCACCTCGTAACCGCACATGATGCAGTAGTCGTACATGCGATGAGGCATCCCTGACCAGCGGTGCCCAAAGATCCTGCACACCAAGCCGCTCGAATATGACCAGTGCCGCGTTGTACTTCTGACGTAGCCGCTCAACCTCGGCGGTCAAGGCTGCGTGCTCGGCGTCAGCGACAGCCATGACCTTGTGGAGCGCGTCGAGGTAGTCCTCGTGGCTGAGTGTCATGGCTGCGTCGTAGCGTGCGAGACGCGCCTGAGCCTCGTCAGCGCCTCGAATGACACCCGTGTGATCTGGGCGCTGTTCTGGGGCGTCCGTCGTCTCCATGGGGCTGGACGGCGCCTTGCTGTCTAGGTTGCGCGTCTCGCCACACCAGCGGCAGCGCTCAAAGAGGTCGTTCATCCTGCCGCGCGTCCATGTGTGCTCCATGCACTTCTTCATGGTTTTCCTTTCGGGGTCGGTTCCAGTGCGGCGCGGATAGCGACGGCCATGCCACGCGAGGTGGGCCATAGCGCGGCGTCAGGGTCAGCGACGATGGCCGCAACCTTGGCGAGGGTGGCGCGGAGGGCGTTGCGTTCCGCTGTGGCGTCCCCTGCGAGTTCGGATGCTGCGACGTAGGACTTCATGGCCTGCCCGATCGTGTAGTCCCGCTCGTGTTTGCAGGGCTCGCTCATGACGCCACCTGACCGCGAGCGTTGGCTGTGTCGGCAGTCAGGACCGCGAGCGCGTATGCCTGCCAGATGTCGGCCTTGAAGCCATAGAACCAGCCAGGGTCAGCATTGGTGCCCTTGCCTCGATTGGGCTGCCCTGACGCGAACCTGTCGATGAGGGCCTGGGTGATGTTCGAGTCTTTGGCCTTCGTCGTGTGGCAAAGGTGGAGCTTCACGTCGGCTCGGTAGACGAGATCGCACGACATCCCGAAGGCGCCGAATGAGTCGACCACCTGAGCGAACCTGCCGATCCAAACACAGGTCTCAAAGACCGTGTCGCCGACTGACATTCCGTAGGACCTAATCATCTCGATAGCGACATGGGAGACGGGACCTTCGCCGCCATCAAGCCAGTCACAGAGCCGGTCGAGCAGTTGGTCATTGGAGACCTTGCCGACATCAAGGGGCTCGGCAGTGACGCTGTCGATGAGGGCGTAACCGGACTCGGTGTTGCCTGGGTCGATGGCGAGGATGCTCATGCTGCGACTCCCTTTCGGTTGATGGCGATCAGTTCTGCCTCGACGGCCCGCTTGTACCTGCTGAGGTAGTGCATGTTGCACAGCCCGAGCGCGACATGTGGCCGGTCGCACCCGGCGAGGGTGCAGAGCCCACCGAGGGCGCGGAGCAGGGCGACGACGTGCTCGGCCGCGTCTGGGTCGATCGGCAGGTTGGCGAGGTGGTTGGCGCTCATCGCCGGGACCTCACCATGCAGGCGAGACATAGGGGCATCGCGCGGGCTTGGTCGTACTCGCGCTCCGTGCCCGTGCCCCACCAGAACCCCTGTCGAGTCTCCCTGCCACACAGCGCGGGTAGGTCATCATTCGGGGACTGGTCTCGGTCGAGTAGGTGTGTCACATTGCCGTAGGCCGTGAAGACTGCGGGGTACTGTTCCCGGCCTTTACGTGGGCCGATCTCGGCGTAGAGCCCCTCTTGGGCCTGTGTCCGGGCGCTCATTGCTTAGCCTCGCTGCCGTGGACGCGGTTGTAATGCGCGTAATAGACGTCCCATCCGCCTCGCTCGCGGATGTTTGGCTGGCAGATTCGGCAGGTCCACCAGCCGGGGCGCGGGGTGTCGTTCATGACGTGCCCAACATGGCTCGGAGGTCAGCGACCCTGACCCAGTCGCGGCGGTCTTCGGCGTCCTCACAGAGCATTCGGAGCCTCGCGGCTAGTACCTCCCGCGCGTCGTCCTCGCTGGGGTCGTTGTGTGTGGTCACCTCGACAGCCGAGCGCAGCGCGTCGGCCGTGTCCTCGGTAGGGACGTCATGCAGCCAGAACATGCAGCCAGGGACGTGGCATTCTGCGCCCACACTGGTTAGACACAGGCCGCAGACGTAGGCGTTGATATGCCGCAGAGCCTCGCTCATGACTCCTCCTCAGGGGTCCACTCATGGATGTGCTTGTCTCGCTTAGGCACGGGGCACAGGTCGGCACGAGGCACCGCCGCCTTGACGCACTCCGCGCATGACCCGGCCTTCTGCTCGGGATGGGTCACGCACATTTGCGGCGCCAACCGTGACCCGGCTGCCAGCCCGAGCCAGTGCGGGCCAGGGTCAGCGATCAGCGACGGGGAACGGATGCCCTCGTTCGCAGCGACACGACACGCAGCGACGGCGACCTCGGCGGCGGACCCGAGTAGGCTGGCCTTCTTCAAGGCTGCCGCGATGCCCGCGAGTCCCCAGTCGCGTCGGATGGTGTGGAGCAGAGCTGTGAGCGCCTGTCCTTGGCTTTGAGAGAGTGGCATCACTCACCGCCATCAGGGCGTGGGGTCGTGTCGCTCATGAGGAGAAGTCCCTCGTGAGTAGCAGGACCTCAATCAGGTCGCGGCGCGGGAGTGCATCTCGGCGCTTGAGTGCGGCCTCGAAATCAGCATCGAGGAACGTCAGGTATGGGCCGTCTAGTTCGTCAATCTCACTGCCGCCTTGCTGTGTGGTGGCGACTACCCACATGCGCCAGTTGTTGCTCATGACTGCTCCTCTGGGATGAATGGGTGGGTGTTCATGCGACACCGCCAAAGTCGAGGCCGGGTTGCGCGAGCCGTGTCCGCAGACTCAGGTCGAGGTAATCGGCGTTGATGTCAATGCCGACGTATTTGCGGCCGTGGCGGGCCGCTGCGAGGCCGGTGGTGCCTGAGCCGCTGAACGGGTCAAGGATTGTGCCGCCCGGCTTGCAACCGGCTTGGATGGCGCGCTCTGCGAGTGCGCTCGGCATGACGGCGAAATGTGCGCTTGGGTAAGGCTGCGTGCTGATGGTCCACACGTCGCCAGGGTTGATACCGCGCCCCGGGATGTACCCCGCTTGGATTGCATTGCCGTCCGACTTGGTGCGGGTGGCCGATGGGTGGGTCTGAGCCTTCAGCCCCTTGGCGTAGACCTTCAGCGACGCTTCGCTGTGAGGCTCCCTGATCGGGTCGAGGTCGAACCAGTAGCGCGGCGACTTCGAGAACAGGAACAGGTGCTCGTGTTTCGTGGCGAGCCGGTCAGTGACGGAGGATGGCATCCCGTTCGTCTTGGCCCAGATGATGTCATTGCGCAGAATCCACCCGTCATCCTGAAGCGCGAAGGCCACGCGCCACGGGATGCCGAGCAGGTTCTTGGCTGGCACGCCAGTCTTGGGACGGTATGTACCCATGCCTCGCCCGGCCGCGATGCCGCTCGCGTTGTCGTATGCGCCACGGTCGCCACCGCTGAAACTGTCCCCGAGGTTGAGCCAGAGCGTCCCATCGTCCGCGAGCACCCTGCGAACCTGAGTGAACAGGGCGCGCAGCGTCTCCACGTACTCGGTGGGCGAGGCTTCGAGGCCGTACTGACCATCGACGCCGTAGTCCCGGAGGCCGAAGTAGGGCGGGCTGGTCACGCAGCAGTCGACCGATGCGTCCGGTATGGACGATAGGACAGTGAGCGCGTCGCCGTGCCAGAGGGTCACAGCGCCGTCTTGGAAGTAGGGCATGGTCATCACTCGTTCACCGACTTGAGCGGTACGTAACTAGACGATTGATGAGAAGTCTCAACAGAAGTATTTAGGGGACGGGTCGGGACGGGTCGGGACGGGGCAGCGTTCGGAACGCCGTTCGGAACGGCGTTCTCCGCGTCGGCTTTCGCCTTGCGCTCGGCGTCCCATTTCGCCTTACGGACCTTCGCAGCAGCCCGCTCAGCCTGTACTTGAGCACGGCTCGGGTTGTAATCGAGGTAGTCGTGGATCATCCATCCGCCGACCGCGACTGCCCAACAGTCAGCCTTGACTAACTCAGCAATGCGCTTTTCTGGCTGGCGAATTGACTCCATTTCTGTGATGTCCTCGGGCGTTACGAACCCATCGGTGAGGTCGTGTGCGCAGTGGCAGATTGCGGTCGTGTGGAGGCGGTAGGCGCCATCCGTGAGTCGGCGGATCTTGCGGTGGCCGGGGAATCCGTCATCGAATCTGGCCCACGTCATCAGACGTCACCATTCGCAATGTCGAGCAACACATCCGCGTGGCATGGCTGATCGAGTGGGCACCAGCATGCGAGGTCATGGCCCGCGAGCTCAGTGCGGATCTGTGACGCCACGGCCAAGCGGACCGGGTCGTTGATGAACGCGAGGAGATACATCCGAACGGCCTCGCGATTCGACCCGGACTCGGCAACCGTGTACGGGTTGCCCCATTTGCCCGGCCGCGCCACGTTCACGGCGTCCGGGTTGTCTGCTCGCCACGGGCGCTGGCGAGACATCTGAATACGCTTCGGGGTGGTGGGGTTCTGATCTGAAGCGGTCGGCTCTATCATGAGTCAACGGCCTCCTTTCCGTTTGTAGCGGATGGAGTGCTCAG